TCTTTATGCTCTTAGTAGCCGAAATAGATAATTCTTCTCGCTTCTTTCTGGTCTTAGAATTGTCAACGACCAATTCTTTTCTTTTTGACGTACTATTGCGTGAATTCATGTCTTTTTCAATGACATCATAATTGGTATCAATATAATCAATGACTTTATTTTCTAGAGCCCATTTAAAGAAATTCAATTGGCCAATAGTGGTCTCAATAAATTTGCCTTTGGTATATGGAATACTTATGCGATCCCACCTGCAGAAGGGGTCAAATCTTTTTTTGCTATATGCTTTCAATTTGAGCTTGTAATCGTCATAAACTTTGAAACGTCTTTGAATATTATCAGAACTTTGATCAATTTCGTATAATGTATAATATTTCTTTGCATAATTGGTAGCAAACCAATCCACAATTCGTAATGAAATCTTGGACTCACCAGTAATAATTTTTAGCATTTTGTCTAGATTATTTTCTGGATTATGTTGTCCATTTGCGTCATCAGTGTTATAAAAACTCATTAAATTTTTTAATAATAAATCGTTTTGAGTTGTATATATAGCGTGATTCATTATTTAAGTTTTCAAATAAAATGTTTAAGTAGTTTATTTGGAAATAACAATTTTTATTTTATATTTTTTATTTTTTAATTTTACGAATTTAAAATCTCATTTAATATTATTATGAGTGATTTCTTAAATACTTATTTTGGTCCTTTGTCGCGTGAATATTGTGTTTATTTTTACTTCATGTCAATTATATTTGGCTTCTTGTTTTTAGCTATAATCATTTCAGTAGCCTATTTTGTCATTATGCATTTTAAAAAGGTGAATACTATGTTTATTTTAAATTCATTCTTGGCAATATTCAATGCTTTTTTGGCTTATTTAGTAAATAGATTGCTTCATACAATGTGTGTTAAAAGTATCTAAATTATTGTTCATTATCATTTGAATTACTATTTTTTGTTCTACCTTGCGTAGTATTAATTGGTTTTAAAAACATATCTCGCGTAACAATATCATTCACATAACTTGTCTGTAAAAAAGGATTTACACCTCTTTGTGATACCAATTCACGATCAGCCATTTTTACATCTAAATCTTCACGTCTTGTTCCAGTAGATCTTGAAAACATGGAATTTGTTATATCTATCATGTCTGAATCTGCATTTAAAAATACTTCATCTGCTAAAGATTGATTAATTGCATTTTTTTGTGAATCATATTCATAATTAACTTCCTCTTGTTTTTTTTCAGGGCGAGCACTCTTATAATAGGGTTCCCCTTTACTCCATTTCCAATGATTCATTATTATAATTATTTTTTTAAATAATGAATTTATAAACGATATAATATTAAATTCCTTCCCTAGTAATTACTAAATTTTTTGTAAACATAAATGCATCTTTGTTAGTTCTTCTTCTTTTTAAATTACAATCTAAACATGCCACCACTAGGTTACCTGTATTATGGCCAATATCGTTATCAATCCTATCTAACGACCATTGTTTCATTTCTCTTACTCTTTCATATAAAATATAAATATCTTGAGCACAATAGATACATTTTAACAAGCAATTCTGTAATAACTTTACAACTTCATTAAAACTAACAAATTTATTTTCATCTAATCTCTTTTTTAATATATCTTGTTGTCTATAGCTACTAATTTTTGTTTTTATATGGTTAATGATAGTGGAACAATATTTGTCTTTTATGGAGTCTTCATTATTTATTAAATATAATGCATTTAATTGAATTTCATTATCTAATTCTTCTTCATTAAGACCCCATGTTTTTGTTTCTACTCTCATCTTTTGTTCCTTTTCATATTTAATTTTTTTTGAATTTTTGTTAGTAGAATGTTCTAGCGTTATTAATTTGTTTTCATTTATAGAATCATCCATTATTTATAAAATATATATAATAGTCTTTATTATAAAATCAATATAAAAATTAAATATAATATAACTATTTAATTATTATTATAAAAAACTGAGTTAAACTCAATTTTACAATTTACTATATAAATGAACAAAGATAATTTACAAAGCGACTGCAATGAATTAAAAACACTTAAATACAAAACAATGATTTTAAATGGAGTATCTTGGCCTGAAACCAAATCATCTACTGATTTGGTTAATTTGGATAAATTTTTAGAAAACGAAAAAAACAACAATGCAAATGAACCATGGTCAAAACTAGATAAAACAGCTAAAATTAAAAAATTAACATTTTTTGCTGAGACCTATAAAATTAATAATAATTTAACCGAAGATCAATATCAAGAACTTATTACCTTTTTTAAAGATTGTCTAGACAGAAAGAAATTACAAAGAGTTAAGGATGTTACTTATAATAAAGAAACTGGCGAAATTAAAGATGTTCCTGCTCTTTATTATAACAAACCTACCAACCATTTTACTTTAAAAAATCTTGATAAACGAGTATCTACATTAAAAGGATTAACTCCCAAAAAAAAAGTTGGCACTGCTAAAAATATCAAAAATGTTGACTCGGATTCCGAAAATGAAAATTAGAATCTTTTTTAAATTTTAAAATTTATTTTATTAATATATAAAAACAATACCTTATATTATTATTAGATATGGAAGATCTTATAGATATAACTGATCAAATAATACCTGTTGAAGACCCGAAATTCTTCAATGATGATGAAGCAATTGAATTATACCAAACTTGTCTTCATTTAATGGAAGAATTTATTAATGATAATCCCAAAATTATTACTGAACCTGAATTTGAAGATATATTTGACGAAAATATTGTTGAGTTAATGAAATCTCATTTTGATTTTGACATATTTTATAATGATGATGCAGAAGAAGAAATGGATGAATTAATAGAAAAAGCTAAACTTGATTTTTTCAATTATTATATACCACCCAGATCTTATCCGTCCACAATTATTTTATGTAAACCTGATCACGAATTAATTTCACAACAAATTGATATTCTTCGGGCTAAGCCACAAGAAAAACAAAAAACAGAAGGATGGTACAAAAACCGGCATAATTTGATTACAGCATCCAACGCATATAAAGCTTTTGAAAACCAAACTACCAAAAATCAACTAATTTTTGAAAAATGTCAACCTCTTAATCCTACTCTATATATTGATGATGATGATTGTGACGATGTAAAAGAAATTGTTATGGTCAATATCAATTCTTCATTGCATTGGGGTCAAAAATATGAACCATTATCTGTTTTGATTTATGAATATCTTTATAATACTAAAATTGATGATTTTGGATGCATTCAACATGACACATTTAAATTTTTAGGTGCTTCTCCCGATGGAATTAATGTGTGTCCAAATTCAGAACGATATGGACGTATGTTGGAAATAAAAAATGTTGTTAGTAGAGAAATAGACGGCATTCCTAAAAAAGAATATTGGATTCAAATGCAATTACAAATGGAAGTATGTAATTTAGACGAATGTGACTTTTTAGAAACAAAATTTATGGAATATATTGATCTTATTGAGTTTAACGCTGATTCTAATGAATTAGATCATGAAGATGAAGACGGAAATGAATTTACAAATGTTTGTTTGTCAAAAGACGGTAAAATGAAAGGATTAATTATTTATTTCCATGGTAAAGAGGGAAAACCATTTTATTCATATATGCCTCTTGACATAATCCATCCGTCTGATATAGAAAAATGGCAAGAAGATACGGTTGATTTTTATCAATCAGAGCCCTATAATTATACATTTATGAAAATTATATATTGGAAACTGGACGTTGTTAGTTGTGTTTTGGTTTTAAGAAACAAACATTGGTTTCAAAATAACATTAATGAAATGGCTGAACTTTGGCAAACGGTTGAAAAAGAAAGAGTTAGTGGTTATGAACACCGCGCTCCTAATCGTAAATCTAAACCTATTTCTGGATTTGAAATTATAACAAATCCTAATCAAGGGTCGGGATGTTTGTTACAATTTAATAAAGATACGGGAAAAATTACTGTTGTTAAAAAGGACAATAGTATTTAGTAAACATTTTTATATCAGTATATATTATGTCTAATAATGATGCAGAAAATATGGATAATAATGAAAATGCAGAAATAAATGAATTATTAAATATGCCCTTAAATGACTTTAATAATTTAGTAGCTGCAGAAATTCCTCCAAATAATGATGAAAATAGATTATATGTTAACCAACATTTGGGTAATGATTTACGAAGAGATCCAAATATTATAACTTTTGCAGCGCAATCTCCTCGCAGTTCCCGTAATACAACACCAGCGACATCGCCGAGATCTCCGAGAGAGAGTGGAGATAGACATGGGGGGAAAAAATCAAGAAGATATAAGAAATCAAAAAGATCTAGAAGATCTAGAAAATCTAGAAAATTTAGAAG